CGCGAGTGACCAGTTTAGCAGGAGTTCTCTTCAGAACATTTCCCTCAGGCAAGAACTTTCGAAAGTCCTTCATTGATCCTCCACTCGTGACGAAACAAAGTGTAAAATCGGTTAAGGGAATATCTACTCGAAATGCCTTCGATATCTTGTCTTTAAAATAACTTCCTACTTTTCCTGGTTCGGTCTTATAACACCTGATGCTGACATCACGATCTCCATGTTCGCGGAGAAAGTGGGTTGGAACGAGCATAAAATTCGATGTTATATAAAATCCAAGAGTTGTTTTATTCTTGTCAGAAACCACACCTACTAGATTCGTCTTCATTGAAGAGGCCAGATTGTCAGAGGTGGTAGTTTTAGAAGGTTCAGACATTGGAAGGGGGACGGTTTCAACAACTAACCAAGGATTAACTCGGTCATTCCGTTCATCAACCTCTCCAATGTTTTCAGGATTCAGACCAGTTTGAACATTAAGTTTTGTATACTTTGTCCTCATTGTTGCAAGAATGATTCCTATAGCTCCTAACCCAATGATGGCGTATTTGGACTGCCACTGTTGAGTGTAGGTACGCACCACATCTTTCAATTCAAGTATCCTATTGCGGACCATCTTCTTGTAAGTTTGGATGGTGGCACACGTGTACCAGTAGCACATAAAAATAGTCAAAGACAACCACAGAAGTGACAGTCTTGGGAAAGACCACATTAGTGCAATCATGGTGAACACGAAGAAGCTATTTCCAGAAATAAGCGACCTTTTTATGTTTTCTCTCCAAAAGAAGAGACCAAACTTCAGAACCCTGGGATGACAAATCCAACTTTCAGGCATGAAGTCTAGCTTCTCCCACCACACGCACACAGCATTTGTGGCAAGAATCGAAGAAGTCAAAGCTCGCTCATAATGTCTCTGCAAGTTCTCCGCACGTCGGTGGAAAAACCCTCGAGTTCTACCAGAATAATACTCCCATTCACCAGTATGTGGTTCCAAAACGGGGGCTTCATCCTTATGGTGGGCCTCACAGCGAGTGCAATAATTCGCATTACAGCGATCATCCATTCTTGGCAGATATGTGACATTTTCATTTCCACAAGAAGTTGGTTTCAACACCGATGGACAATCACAATACAACATAGAACACGTTTCACATTTGTTGGGAATCGCCTCTTGATTGGCCAAATATTGTCCTTCTTCTGTAAAGTGTCTTTTAGACTCTACTTGAACCCATCTCAGATACTCCTTGACAGAGACCCTCTCAAGTCTTTTACCCTCAAACTCAACTGGAGTCATAGCCGTAAGATCAACATGCCGCTTATTGCGCGCGGCATACGATCGCACAGTCAGATACCATGCGTCTGGACACGACGTCCTCCCATATAGGGATTCAATTTTCCTTTTATTCAAAATTCCATTCTCACAGCACTCTGGTTTGGGTTCCACCTTGACATGGTACATACGTCGCAAAACAGATTCAGGTTCATTGGAATACTTTGCAGCATTCAAATGTTCGACATTAGTGGAAACAATGCAAAAGTAGGGATTCAACGACACCTTCCCCTTTAGGAAAACGTCCGCCATTGGAGCTAAGTACTTGATATTGTTGATGACTTGAATTAAACGGTATGCCGGAGAAAAATCCATAAAATCTTCCTTAGTGTTGGCAAAGTCATCAAAAATGATGGCGTTAATGTGTGATCTAACCGACGAAGCAAACTTGTCATTGTCTGCCCAAGTGGCAATGCGATCTTTTTCAGCACTCAAATCATTGTAAATTAAGCCTGCATTCACAGTCAAATTCGTCAGACTAGACTTTCCGCATCCAGATTGTCCGAACAAACAGACCGCAAACGGGGCGACTCGTAAGCCACCCCTAGTTCGTAACTGTGTGAATTCAGTTTCATTATCTCTCAACCTATCCATGCGATCAGAGACATACTTCCTTTCGAAAGTTTGACTTCCCTTGATGAATTTCAAAAGGTTGTCACCAAATTCAATTGCTTTCTTCAAGCGAGCTTCATATTCGTTGTCGTCGATATCAGTGTATTCCCTAAGATTACCTGCTAAGGCATATCCATGGAAAGACCTAATTTCATTATACATACGATCAAACTCAGAGACTTTGTCGTCCTCCATAAAGAAGGCTGAAACTTCTCCAGTTTGGAAAACTCGCCATCCGCCCTTCATAAAGCCGGAAACAGCTTCATAAAATGCCTCAAAAACATCTCCTGCAGCCAATTGCTTCTTCGAAACGATAGGTGAGAACAAAGATACATTTCCCATTTTAAAAGTGAGATCTGCGGTTGCACACATACCAGAAGATACAATGACATTAATGAGGTGTGTAAATTTCTTGGCAATAGTGGAAGTGCGGAACTCTTTCCAGTTACCAAAAGCTTTGTCCATGGCTTGATGCCACGGAATGCTCTCAGTGTCTCCATCTTGAGTATCCAATACAAAAAGTTCATCATGAGCTTCGCGAAGTGCATCAGCTCCAAATGCTTCCTCAAGCATTTCTTCCACACGGGCGGTTCCATCATCGCTAGACCAATCCGTGATATAGTCCATCTTCATTAACTGTCTGTAAATATACAACGGCAGCGACTCCTTGACATGTGCTTGCATGTATTGAGTAATCGCAGCAATCATTCCACGTTTAGTCTTTGAATCACGAAGGCTCTCAAAAAGGCACCAAACTTGTATGGCTTCCTTCAAATATGGGTCCATTTGCATGAATCCCATCTGAGGTTCCAGAACTGGTCTGGTGAATCTTCGATACCACGAGCGAATTAGGGCGACACAATCAATAGTCACTCCAAGTAAGAAAAGAATCTTTGAAAAGAATCTTACCCACTGGAGAAACCAATCGGCTGCATCAGGTTGGTAGAAAGCTCCACACACAACAAGCCAAATATAAATAAGGCACATCGGTGGAAGATCCCATACCGGGTTGCGCTCACACTTTTGCTTTTTAAGGCGTCGGCGCTCGCATTTGTTGCAATAATTTACCCCCTTAGAGGCAGTTGAACCTTGCTTCGACAGTTTCAACTTTTGGATTTGGGTGGCACGATTGGTAAATCCTCGACTCATCTTTCATGGTGGTGAAAACGACGAGTCAAAGATCATTCCGTGCAGGTGTCCTGCAAAGAATAAATCTTTAACAGTCGACACAGCTCCTTTGGCTCAATCTCAATAAAGAGAGAGAGTTTAATCAGGAACATCATTGGACGTTATTCCGCGGACACAAGCGGCCGTCCTCCGTTCACAAGTTAGCACAACTATTGCGATCAGGTCTCTAAACTCAAATTCATGAGCGAGACTGCCTGACAACAACTCATCATACGCTTGCAACTGAGTCTCGTCTGGGGTTGGGGCCCTACCCGAAGGCGTTCCCCGAAGGATGGCATGCGATTTCCCGCATGCGCTTAGCCTGGTTGCTATTCAAGCACTCCCAAGCGGAGTCATTTAATTGATAGGGAAATGAAAACCTATTGCTGTTGATTACAGCTTCAAATCCCTGGGACATTAGGCTTCCCAGTGATTAGTTAGTAGCCTTGCGAACATATAAACATAGAGTGTCAGCTACAGACTGACAAAACAAAATACATAGAATCAGATTTATTTTTATAAGGTTTTATTCTGATTTCGATCACAAAGTGGTTGGTTAGATGTATTTTATGACCTTCTCAGGTCAGTGACCGTTGGTTTAACACGGTCGGTACCTGCACAAAAGAATAAATTTAATTACAAAACAAAACTTGCACAAAGGGGGCTGGCCCCCAAAGTGCAACTGTGGCTCAGTAGGAGGCTGACCTCCTAAAGGCCAAACTGGTCGGAAGTTAATCCGACATCTCGATGATCCCCGTGTACGCGTAATGCGTACACG